CCATGAGTTGTCCTGTTGTTTGTTGTAAGATTTCGTTAAATAAATGCCTTTCAAGCTCTGCTTTAACAGGAAGGTTTCTATCGTACTCAACTCGAGCGTTTCGCTTAGTTGTTCTACTATTGCTTCCGACACCCAGCTCTTTAGGTTGTCCGTTGCGGCTTCATAGTCGCCTGATAAGTATGACTCGTCTTCTCCTAGGTTGTAACCTAGTCGATCGAGCATATACTCTTCAGTTACGGGCTCCCCGATCAGCCGGAATGCCGGATGCTTTCGTAATACGGTATGTACCTTTTTCCACAAGTTACGTAGTACCGTCTGTTGGAACGGTGGCATCTTCGTTATCATTCTTATCTTGAGTGATTCTGGGAGTGCTACTGGTTCTACAAACGGCGGTTCGGTTTTTGCTATCCTTAGCATTCTGAACCACAACCTCTCAAAAGCCTCTCCGAGGCTTCTGACGTCGTGTTTAACTTCGTACTTGTTGATTCCATTTTCTTCTTCGATTTCTTCCTCTCTCTCACTTTCCTTCACTTCAACTTTTAAATATCCGCCTGGCTTTCTTAAATCAGTAATAAGTTCCGGGTGTTGTAGGATTGATCCTACTGCACCACTCTGGTTCCTGTTATTGATGTAGTTTGCGCTGGTGGAGGGAAAGAAGTTCGATATCCTGTCTGTGTGTGTGTATGTGCGGCCCTCAAAGATTTCCTTGACGGTTCTTTTCAATTCAGCTATTACGGCTGGTTTGTTAAGAACTATCGAGAGTTTCTCTGGTAACCCCTCTACATCACCCCACGGTACAAGGAATCGTCCTACTCTTCCTGTCTGTATGTCGGCTACTTGTGTCATCTTCAGGATAAATTCTGTTGTGGCTTTCTTAAGTGCTTCTGCGTCTGGTCGTGTCATTCCCTTTTTCGATTGCTTAATCGATTGAAGGAAGGACTCGCGATTAGTTGCGGAAGCAGTATTAAGAAATCTCAATATGAATCGTCCTGCTGATCCACCGATCAGGTGGCCAGGTAAATCATCACCTTCGAACGGCTTTGTTGGCATTGGTTGGTCATTGTGTGCTGAGTAAAATGCTGCGAGTTTATACTTCGCAACTTTTATCCATCCACCTTTGACTCCCAATGAATTTTGGAACCAACGTGAAGCTGTTTTGGTGATGTTATCTGGGCCCTTGTAGCCGAATACCCGGAGAATTAAAAGTAGAGCGTTAAGTGAAGAAGTAATTGCATTCATAGCAGTGCCTGCTATGGGAGATCTATCTACCAATTGGGTGTTAGTGG